CTTAAACCTCGTCGGCGCCCAAGCGTTCTCTGTGACGATGCAGTCGCCGATTGTGCTGAACTGCTGAGTTCCATTCCTGAAATCGAAACACTATTCGATAAAAAGAATGCAGATGATGTACAGGCTCTACTTGATGACTACTTGTCCTCCGATTCGTCCTCCGAAAGTCGATCAAGAGAGACTTCTAAGTACTCACAGAAAACATCGGGCATCGACGAGGCTTTTAAGAATTTCATGAATAATGATGATTAAGTCATAGTCCTCCTGTGTTGTGTTGAGGGAGAGCCATCCGCCCTTGGTTGGAAAAAAGGGATGGCACATTTTTTAAACAAAGGAAAAACAAAAATGAAATACGTAATTATTTTAGCTTCCCTTCTTGCTTGTGGTGAGAAAGAGGAAGATTCTGCTGAACCAGTAGAAGAAGTAGTTGAAGAAACTGAGGAAACCGAAGAGACAGAATCTGAAGAATCAGAGGAGTCAGAGGAATCTGAAGAAACCGAAGAAACTACAGAAGAGACTGAAGAAGCAGAATAACATTAGGGAGGTTCAATGGGGAGTGTGCTAAAAATGTCATCTAGGGCTGGAAAAATTGATCTATCAGCCATGAAAAAAAGGATCAACAAATCTGTGGGCATGGATGTTGCCCATGATCTTAACGAGGATAATCCTACAGCAGTAACCGAGTGGATTCCCACTGGTTCTCGTTGGCTGGATTCAATCGTTTGCAGAGGAAAACTTGCTGGTATTCCAGTAGGCAAGATCATCGAAATCGCTGGTCTATCTTCTGCCGGTAAGTCTTACATGGCTTGCCAAATTGCCGCGAATGCTCAACAGATGGGACACTTTGTTGTGTACTTTGATGCTGAGTCTGCAATTGACCCACTGTTTCTAGAGCAAGCAGGGATAAACGTAAATGATGACTTTATGTATGTTCAGGCTGTCTCAGTAGAGAAAACTCTGGAAACAATTGAAATGTTAATGTCAGATTATCCGGATAACCAATTCTTGTTTATTTGGGATTCTATTGCGGCAACTAGTTCTGAAAAGGAACTAGAGGGAGACTTCAACCCTCAAAGTTCAATGGCAGTAAAGCCTCGCATTTTTGCTCGTGCTTTTCCAAAACTTACCGTTCCCCTCGCAAATCAGCAGTGTACGCTGTTGCTCATCAATCAGTTGAAGACAAACATTACCAGTAATGTTGCTGAGGCCATGACAACTCCATACATCGCTCCCGGCGGTAAGGCTATTGAATACTTTTCCTCATTACGAATTTGGCTCACCAAACGAAAGGCGAAAGCCGCATATGTTACTGACGAGTCAGGTGTAAGAAAAGGCTCTGAAGTGAAGGTCAAGATTGAGAAATCTCGATTCGGATCTGAGGGTCGAACCTGTGGCTTCAAAATTCTTTGGGGTGACGAGGTTAGGATACAAGATGAAGAATCTTGGCTGGAGGCCATCAAGGCTTCTGGTACCGACCGATACAGAGTTGGCGGCGGTTGGTGTTATCTGAAAGACTCGCAAGGTAATGAGACGAAGTTTAGGTCAGCCAATTGGACCACAAAGCTTCAAGATCCTTCGTTCAAACAAACTGTCTTTGACATTATGGACGATGAGATCATTAAGAAATTCGATACTGAAGGTATTAACTTTGGCATTGATGAATGATCATCCTCGGGTGATTAATAATATGTTGTTATTCATATTAACCTCCTTTTGGCCCCCTTGGCTTTATGCCTTGGGGGTTTTTTTATTGTTTCTACTTGACAAATCACCTGATCATGTTACATTATCTATAGGAGGACAAAATGAAGAAGATAAAAGTGACCCATAAGAATGGTGAATTCGTAGGCTATCTTATTGAAGAAAGACCAGAAAAAATTGTTTTCACAAACGAAAAGGGCAACATCGAGTTTCATTATCCTAAAGACAAGTGTACATACATAATCCTGGAGGACAAATGAGCACAGTAATGTTGATTGATGGTCTAAACATGTTTATTAGGTCATACATAGTTAATCCTACAATGGATAAACACGGTAATCCAATTGGTGGCTGCATTGGGTTTCTAAAATCACTACAGAAAACCTGTAATAAGTTCAGCCCAGATGAAGTTGTAGTTTGTTGGGATGGTCATGGTGGTTCTCAAAAACGCAAGCAACTAAACAAGAATTACAAGGCGGGTCGAGCACCTATCCGATTCAATCGGAGATTAATAGATTTACCACCAGAGAAACAAGAGGAGAACAAAGCCTATCAACTTCTTAGGCTTATGGAGTATCTAAATGAATTACCTATCATTCAATTGGTTATTGACTTTGTTGAAGCAGACGATGTTATTGCTTTTGGAGCAAGGAACATTAAGTATGACGGATGGAATAAAATTATTGTTTCCTCAGATAAAGACTTCTTTCAACTCTGCTCAGAGGACACTTGCGTTTATAGACCGATTCAAGACAAACTGGTTTGCGAACAAGACATTATTGATGAGTTCAGCATTCATCCCAACAATTTTGCCCTTGCTAGAGCAATTGTGGGAGACAAATCAGATAACCTGGAAGGTGTTCCTGGTGCTGGTATCAAAACAGTTGCCAAACGTTTTCCTTTCTTGTCTCTCAAAGAAGAATTTGATTGCGAGACGATTCTCAAAAACTGCCACATGGCTGCAAAAAGGCTCAAGCTACACGAGAACATTATCAGGCTTGATTCCCGTATAAAAAACAATTATCAGATCATGCAATTAAAGCACCCAAACATCTCTATTCAGGGTAAAATGCAGCTGGAATATGCTTTGCAAAACTTTGAACCAGCATACAGTAAAATGGGCTTCGTCAAGATGTTGTTTGAAGACGATTGTGGGCATTTAAACTTTGATAATTTAAATCGAGTTATGAAAAAAATAAAAACAACTTGACTTTTCAAGCGGTCATGTTATAATTAAAACACACACACAAACACTGGAGAAATTATGTTAGACGAGAAAGAGACTTTTCTACGTTTTGGAAAATCTTTTCAAGAAAATCTTTGCCAACTTATGCTAGATGATCGACCATTCTGTGACCAAGTATCAGAAGTAATCGATGTAGCCTTTTTTGAGTTGAAGTATTTACAGGTTTTCATTGAGGTTTTGCTAAGTTATAGAGAAAGATACCGTAGCCATCCTAATCACGAGATTATGATGACAGAACTTAAATCAGGTATGCAAAACCAAGATAAGGTTGTTGCTGACCAAGTACGTCACTTCTACGCCAGAATTTATAATTCTGAAGGAGTGCAAGAAGCAGAATACATCAAGGACAAGGCAATCGACTTCTGTCGTAAACAAACCCTCAAGGGTGCTATGATAAAGTCGGTTAAGTTGCTGAAATCATCTTCTTTTGATGAGATTTCAAAGGTTATTGAAGATGCCATGAAACTCGGCACAGATAACAACTTTGGACATGATTATCACGTTGATGCCCTCAAGAGATTTCAGAGGATTCATAGATCACCAATCACTACAGGTTGGGGACGTATTGATGACATTGTAAAGGGTGGTCTAGGGAAGAATGAACTTGGCGTTGTTATCGCTCCAACAGGTGCTGGTAAATCTATGGTCCTTGTTCACCTTGCAGCCGAGGCTCTTAAAAAAGGCAAGACTGTTGTCTATTATACCTTAGAACTCAAGGATACCGTAGTTGGCGGACGTTTCGATAGTGCCCTTACAAAGGTGCCTTTGAACGAATTGCTGGATCAACAAGAAATGATTATGGACATGATCCAAGATGTTGAAGGGACACTAATTATTAAAGAGTACCCAACAAAGTCTGCTTCTGTTCAAACAATTCGCGGACACGTTGACCGCTTGATTAAGAAAGGTATGAAACCATACATGATCCTAGTAGATTATGCAGATCTTTTAAGACCAACACGGTCTACTGGTGAAAAACGACACGAACTTGAGGAGACATATGAAAGCCTTCGTGCATTGGCTCAAATCTATGAGATGCCAGTTTGGACTGCTTCTCAAACCAATCGCGGTGGTCTTAATGCGGAAGTTATTACAATGGAGGCAATTTCTGAGGCTTTTAACAAGTGTTTTGTTGCTGATTTTATTTTTTCGTTGTCTCGAACTGTTACGGACAAACAAGCAAACAAAGGTCGCATTTTTATTGCAAAAAACCGAAATGGTCCTGATGGTTTGGTGTTTCCTTGCTTTGTCGATTGGTCTGACGTTACAATCAAGGTCCTCGACAAAGAAGAAAAAAGCGAAGGGATGCAGTCAACAGGTAATGCATTATCCTATTTAAAAAACAAATATTCAGAATTACAAAGCAAATAAGGAGACGTAAATGGATTTGGAGAAGAAAATACTATCGGACATTACTGTCCATATGAAGTATGCGAGATACATAGACAGCGAGAATCGTCGTGAGAACTGGAAGGAACTGGTTACTCGCAACATGAATATGCACTTAGAGAAATTCCCTAAGATGAGAAAAGAGATAAAAGCTAATTATCAAATGGTGCTTGACAAGAAAGTTTTGCCATCTATGCGTTCAATGCAGTTCGGTGGTAAGCCAATCCAAGTATCTCCCAATCGTGTTTTCAATTGTGCTTTTGCTCCTATTGATGACCCTCGAGTCTTTGGTGAAATTATGTTTCTTCTCTTAGGAGGAACCGGAGTGGGCTTCTCAGTGCAGAAGCATCACGTCGAGAAACTACCAGAGATCCGTAGACCATCGACCAAAAGAACTAGGCGTTATCTCATTGGAGACTCAATTGAAGGATGGGCAGATGCCGTTAAGGCCCTTGTTCTCTCTTATTTCAAGGGGACATCACAGTTAAGATTTGATTTCTCAGATATTCGCCCAAAAGGCGCTAGACTGGTAACTAGTGGTGGAAAAGCACCAGGGTCCCAACCACTGAAAGAGTGTTTGTTGAAGATTAAAGGAATTTTAGATCACAAAGAAAATGGAGAGACTCTTGCGCCTATTGAAGTACACGATATCGTTTGTCACATCGCTGATGCTGTGCTTGCTGGCGGTATTCGCAGAGCCGCTCTTATCTCTCTTTTCAGTGCTGACGATCAAGATATGCTGTCTGCCAAAGTTGGTAGTTGGTGGGAGACTAACCCTCAGAGAGGTCGTGCAAATAACAGTGTGGTTATTATGCGCCATCGTATTGACCGTGATACGTTCTTGGATATCTGGGACAGAGTTAAGGCAAGTGGATCCGGAGAACCAGGCTTCTACTTCTCCAATGATAAAGACTGGGGAACCAACCCTTGCTGTGAGATCGGTTTAAGACCATACCAATTCTGTAATTTAACAGAGGTAAACGTTAGTGATGTTGACACACAAGAAGAGTACGAGGCCAGAGTCAAAGCAGCAGCGTTCATTGGAACACTACAGGCCAGTTACACTGACTTTCATTACTTACGACCAGTATGGCAACGAAATACAGAGAAAGATGCTTTGATTGGAGTATCTATGACTGGTATCGCTTCCGGTGGTGTATTGAACTTGGATATGAAAGCAGCTGCTAAGGCGGTCAAGGAGGAGAACAAAAGAGTTGCAGAAATGATTGGCATCAACCCAGCCGCAAGAACAACTTGCGTAAAACCTGCAGGAACAACTTCTCTTACTCTTGGAACGTCAAGTGGGATCCATGCATGGCACAATGAATATTACGTTCGTCGAATTCGTGTTGGAAAGAATGAAGCGATCTACAATTACTTGGCAAAAAATCACCCTGCTATGATTGAGGATGAGTATTTCAGACCACATGATACAGCAGTGATTAGTGTGCCTCAAAAAGCCCCAGAGGGAGCCATAACACGCCATGAGACCGCGCTTCAACTCTTAGAAAGGGTAAGACAAGTGTCACAAGAATGGATACGTACAGGACACATTAAAGGGCAGAATTCACATAATGTTTCTGCGACCATTACAATCAAGCCAGATGAGTGGGGAGCAGTAGGTGAATGGATGTGGCTGAACAGAAAAGTTTACAACGGACTTAGTGTTTTACCTCATTCGGACCATAGTTATAAACAAGCACCTTTTGAGGACTGTACAAAAGAAGAATATGAGACACTGCTTCCATCTTTGAAATCTGTTGATTTATCAAAAGTATCGGAAGAAGAAGATAATACAGATCTGCAGGGCGAATTGGCTTGCGCCGGTGGTGCTTGCGAAATTTTCTAAAGGAGAAAAAACATGAGAGAACAAGTAGAAAAAATTATTGCTGAACTTCAAGAGTCACTTTTGGATCTTGAGTTAGTTGAGAAAGGAACCAGAGGGTATAAAGCTGCTGCAGTTCGCGCACGACGAGCAACCCTTGAGGCCTCAAAGGAACTAAAAGAAGTCAGAAAGCAAGTTCAAGAAGTTAAAAATTCTCATCAATAATTAAAAAATAACTTGACAAACACCCTCCAACGTATTATATTATTAGTACGTTGGAGTTTTTTATGGAGGTAACATGAACTTTGAACCAATGAACAGGCATCTATTAATTGAGCCTATTGAAGACAATGAAGAAGAGCAGAATGTAATTGTTCTGCCAAATGAATACAAGCCGCAAAAGTCGCCTTATTTGCATGCTCAAGTACTGGCAAAAGCAAAAAATGTTGACATACCGGTTGAAGTAGGAGACATTATTGTATGTGAACGTCGTATGCTTCACGAAGTGAAAACAAACGATACGACACACTATTTAATGCTACAGAATTATGTATTCGGGAGAGCAAGTGAGTAACGAAATTGAATTGTTTGGAGATGGTATTGGAAAAGTTCAATACATTGACCATATGGGTTCGGATCTCACTGTAGTAAATTCTGCCAGAGTATCATTTGGAGTAGAAAAGCAAGAACTGAATGGTCGAGATAAGAAATTAATTAATTACCTTATCAAACACAAGCACACTAGCACGTTTGAACACAATGTTATGACATTTAAGTTTACAGTGCCCTTGTTTATCCGTTCACAACACCACAGACACAGAACGTGGTCTTATAATGAGATTTCTCGCCGATATACAGATAAGGATCTCCGATTTTACGAACCAAAAGAGTTCCGAAGCCAGCACAAGAGTAATAGACAGGCAAGTAACCCTGATGATACATGCAACCCAATGCTTCAAAGGTATAACCCAGCTTGTTCTCACCCAATACCTGTCTTGGCATCCACTATGATAGCCAACCATCATAAGACCAGTGTTAAATTGTTTGACGACTTATTGGCTGCTGGTGTCTGTAGAGAACAGGCAAGAGGAGTACTTCCTCAGAACCTTTACACAGAATATTATGGTACTGTGAACT